ATCTTTTTCTTTTTTGAAAGTTACTGGTTGATTTTTCTTTGAACCATCTCTATAAATAGTAAGTCCCTTGAGACTCTTTTTATATGCATATTTATAAAGGTCTGATATCTCTTGTGCTGTTGTCTCTTTTGGTAGATTGACTGTACTGGATATTGCAGAGGAACAATGTTTTTGTATGCTTGCCTGGAGATCTATTCTATCCTTTGGTTTAATATCATGTGCTGTAATGAAAACCTCTCTGACCTCTCTTGGTATACCATGGATACCTTTTAACGAACCTCCATTTTCAAAGATCTTATCAATCATTCCATCGTTCCACCATTCTTCATTTTTAACTCTTTCCAGAAAAATGGGATTAGCTATCTTCATTATTCCACCATCTACAATCTTCTTTTCAAATACAAGACCAAAGATAGGTTCAATCCCATATGAACAATCACAACTAAGTGCTGTAGTTCCTGTTGGTTGACAAGTGGTGAATTGAGAGTTTCTTACACCATATTTCTGAACCCTCTTTAATACTTTTCTATCATTAACCTGTTGTTTCAATATATCATAAATGTCTTCTTTAAAACTATCATAGTCATAGAATGGACCTTTTTCTTTTGCAAGTAGAGTGCTACGATCCACACATGCTGTTGTAATGGTTCTCATCACCTCACCTGCAAATTTCTTACCTTCAGGACCATCATATCTATAGTTCAGCATGTACATTGCATCTGCAAGCCCCATTATTCCAACACCAATCTGTCTATATTTTTGGGCAGTATCTTTGAAACGTGGATCTGGATAATCCATACTATCTATAACATTATCCATAAGTCCGGTAACATTAAAAGCAGTTTTATATAAACCATCCCAATCGAAATCTTCATCAACAACAAATTTACTTACATTGATTGCACTGAGATTACATACTCCAAATGGCATTAGTGGTTGCTCTCCACAGGGGTTTGTTGATTCAATGAGAAATTTCTTTTTAAGGGGATTGAATCTTTGTACTGTATCTAAAAAAAGGACACCAGGATCTCCAGTTTTATGAGACATCACAGCTAGTGTTTCCCAAAGTACTTCTGGATCAATTGTTCCTTTTTCAGATCCATTATAGGGAGTATATAACTGGAAGGGAACTCTATCTTCAAGACACTGCATAAACTTATCTGTAATTGCAACAGATATATTCATATTGGTTAACCATCCCTCATTCTGTTTGCATTGGATAAACTCCATTATATCAGGATGCCAGCAGTACATGGAAATCATAATTGCTGCACGTCTTACACGTCCACCAGATTTAGTAGTCTCACCTACAGCATCATATAGTCTCATGAAAGTGATAGGCCCAGATGATTTACCTTCAGGAATATCTTTAGGATTTCCTTCAAAAATAAAAGCTTCTTTTTCTCTTAGATTACCAATAGGAATACCAACACCTGCACCATACTGGAATATTTTTCTAGAGACATTGGCAATATCATAGATGCTTTCCATAGAGTCTTCTAGACCTACAACATGACAGGCACAGAAGTTTCTATGTTCAGTGCCAGCATTTAGAAATACAGGTGTGTTCGGTCTCCAGATATTTTCTACTAGAAGATTAAAGGCAAGCTCTTCTTCTTCCTGGTTTGTTGCAAATTCTTTTGATACTCTTTTAAATGTTTCTTCTATAGATTCATTTTGAAAACTATAGCCAGGATGCTTTCTAAAAACAGCTATAGCATTCTCACTTAAATTTATCATATTCCAAATGGTTCTCCTATTCTTCTATGTCTACTAAAATCATATCTTGGTGGTTCGGTGGGGTTCTCTGGGTTAGTTAATATTGCTTCAAATCTAATTATTCTTTCTATGTCAGTTAATACCAATCTATGACTACATACAGTGCAATTAACAAAAATATGTTCCACCATTCTTTGTATTGCCATATCATGTTCTGCTTCCGACATTTCATATATATCATTTCTTGCATATCTTATTTTTGGCTCTATATAAAAAACATATCTTGAACCACATCTGCTGCATTGTATCCTTATTTTAGGATATCTTCTTTCGTCTTCTCTTAGCAGTGATTCAAGATAATATTTTAAATCAGGTAGAATGTTATAGTGTCTTTCATCGTGACCTATTTTTTCAAGAAGCTTATTGATTGCTGAGTCATAGAAAGGATCTTCTTCATCTGTTACAAATCCTATAGGTCTCTTTTTTGGGTCTTCTTTTTTAAGGTCACATATACTATTTATAAATTGTTTAATAGATTGTTCCATTTCCTGTTAGTTCCCAATCTCCATTATATCTGTTATAAAAATGTCCATCATCTGTATCATAATATAGTGTACCATCTGATGGTGATGCAAGTGGTGTAGGTACAGATACTACTGCCGATACTGGTAAATCATCATATAAATAAACCAGTTCGTATTGTGAATGAAGCCATGGAAAAGAGATTTGTTCTCTCATCCATTCTCTTCTTGAATATGGTCTTAAGGCATAATTTTTTGGATTTCTTTTTGCCAGTCTAGTTATAAGATCTTCACTCAAGATGTTTCATCTTCCTCTTCTCTTTCTATATTTAATCTACAAGCTACAGCATCTAATTGGAACCAATAACAATGAAGCCCCTTGGATGCAAATGAAAGTGCTCCTGGCCTTACATCCCCTAGCATTTCACAGATGGTCTCCATTAGTCGAACCATTCCTCCCATGTTTTCTGGCCAACCTCCCCATAAATCCCAAGACCTGAAGTAGACATTCATGAGAAGAAATTTATATCCTAGCTCTTCAACTATTTTGGTATCTATTCCTCTGAGACATGGAGAAGTTTGTCTTTCGGTTTCATCTTTATATGGGATATCATAAGCCATATTACTTTCAGGGTATCCTACCTGAATATAACAATGATTGTTTGCATATCCTTTTGTTTGATAATGATTTACAATCCATTCTAGAGCATTTGGAACTCTAGCTATAACCCCTTGCTCTTTCTTTGTATAACATAGATTACCAACTGGAGTTACTACTGTTGCTGGCTTTCCTCCTTTTGTGATGCACTCTATTAGCATTTTGGCTTTTGGTAATCTATAGTCACCACCAACAATCCATGTAGCATATTTATAATGCTCATTTCCTGTCAGTGCTCCATTCATGAGATAGTTAGCAAAATATTTTTCAATATCTTCATCTGTTGTTGGTGGTGGTACAGCAAGTCCCTCAAGTCTTGGTGAGAGTGGTCTGTCAGTAGGATACTTGATACTTCCAGCTACAAAGTCAAATTCTAATCTGTCAGTTTCTTTCTCATATGAACCAGTATCAATTCTGTTTCTCCTGCCATGTTTATAGACTTCAGCTAGAAGCTTGAACCATGTATCATCCAGATTTGTTCCTTCAACAAAAATAGGTTTAAAACTCTTCATCATCCCATTCATCCTCCTGTTCTCCAGCAAGCTTAGGACCATCCAAAATCTTCCAAACAACATCAATCTTACCGGATTTATGTCTTTCAACTACATAACTCTTTCTTTCGTTTGGTCCTAAGTTTTGGTTGATCCATCTTATTGCATCATCCTGATTAAAGCAGATCTTAGGACTGTTGTTGTAGCCATATGGCATTTGCCATTTCTTTTCAAATTCCTCTTTCTCTTTGTGATTAACAACAGCATAACGAACTTTCATTTGACACTCCTTTGGTAAGAGGTTAACATTTTTAGCCTGTGCAGGGAAGATCCTTTTTCCATTAACAAAAAGTCCACATTTATCTAGGTCAGGCACATCTTCCCATTTTACTATACCATCTTTTTCAGTTATCTTCAGCATTTTCTTTCCTCTTTAAATTAAGATATGGTGTTTGGTCTATTGCAACAACATCCCCCATTCCAACTAATGAACCTTCACTGCTTAATGCTTCTGCATCAGCACATCCATGATGTCTAGCAAGAAAAGGAAAATGTCTTTCCTCTGCTCTATCACTTTCAAAGTTTACTTCAAAAATTATTTTACACATTCTGCATTTATAAAATAGTTTGTATTTATATTTCATTTCTGATATCCTAATTTTGTTTGGTCTATTGGAATACATTGTAAACCACTATAAAAATCAGCAGTATCATTTTGAATTATATAACATATTACTCCTGCTTCTCTATCAATAACTCGTATCAGCTTAGATTCCTTGGTTTTTTCTGGCAGAATTGCAATGATAGTAGGAGTAATAATTTCGGCAATTAGAGGAACTGTAACGAAACAAAAAACAGCTAAAGAAAATATTATTATACCTATACCGATTTTTCTTTCAATTGACATTAGTACAACCTCAACAACATATTTTCAAATTTTGTAAACTCATCAATGTATTCTCTGAATCCCATTTTTTTACAGAACGGATAGATCTTCTCTGGCTCTGGGTATTCATAGTCATTATATGCTTTCCATATTCTGTTTTGAATTGTTTGTGGTATTTTTTTGAAGTCAATTAGGTTTCTGTTTATCTTGAATCTTTCTTCAAGTCCATTTCTTTTAAGCCAGAACTCATAGCCCTCTTTCAAAACTTTCTCACATTTTGCAGGGCCAAATCCTGGCTTTCTTTTTCCTTCAGTCTCTTCAGTTAGCCCATAATCCAAAGGAGTTATAACATTAAATATATCATCTTTTGGTTGTCCCATCAAGGACTTTTTAATTATAAACTCTTCTGCATCAGGCACAGAAACTTCCTTAGCTTGATTCGGATTATAAATTATCACATTGTTTTGATCACTCAACTGAAGATAATCCTCATCATTACTTATTATATAATAAAAGTCCTCTCCATGTAAAGCAAGAATACCGATAATATCGTCTGCTTCTGCATTTTTTACCTGTAAAACTTTAAAGGGAATGTTTTCTTTAATAGCTTTTATAAAGCCATTGAGATTGGAATAAAAGAGATTCCAATCAACACCGGATGTATCTCTTTTACCTTTTCTTGATTCTTTATATCTTTCAAAATATAATTTTCTCCATGACAATCTATCATCACATGCTACAACAATTTCACTAACACCTTCTACACGAAATAGTGCTTTATAGATAGCATCAAATGTCATGTACCTCCAGAGGGGAAATTCGGGATGGGTTGTATGAGCACCAACATCTTTTACGAAAAAAGTTCTGGTAGCTAGATTGTTGAAGTCAAATAGTAAAACGGTCTTCCTTAAATTTTTAAACATCACAATTTTCCTTTCAATATACTACATTTTTTATTTCTAGATCTTCATCATATTCCACCGTCCACTTACCACCACAAGTATTACATACCATAGGTTGATTGAATTGTTTTGCATTGGGAAATGCACCTATACCATCTTCCTCTATATTCAATGCCCCACAATAAGGACAACCTTGAAAATCTATGTCTGGTAGTTCTGGTAGTTGAAGAAGACGGTCTTTCTTTGGACCTAAAATATCTTCAAACATTATCTTCTATTTTGAAATCTGTCTCTTATAATGTGATTCTTTAAACAGTGTGGTCTATATTTTTTCATCATTATTATATATCCTGGTGACATGTATCCAGGCTGATAATAATGATGTGGACTTTGCCAGTGATACCCATGATGATAATTATGATGAGGGAAGGTATGATGATAAAGAAGATGGTCTCCCCTCATAAAATTGTGATAGAGAAGGTGACTTCTATCGAACTTTTTACCTGACCTACCTCCACCAGCAAAAACACCACCAGCACCACCTAATATTAAAAATAGTGTAACGAATAGTATAATTAACTTTTTCATATTACTTCACCCTTCTTATATATTGTTTGCCATTATCATCAGTATATCTAATGAAAAATGGTCTATTGTATCTGGTTCCTTGCATGTATTGCTGTATGTTTGAACCACTTTTGAAACGAAGTCTCTTTCTACCAAATTCCATGTTTTGATAGAACTCTCCATGTTCAACATCAAAAACTGGTTTGCCTTCTCTTTCTCCGTTGGCCATTACACCATCAACATCAGTGGCAAATCCACCTTCTGGTTCTTTAACTGCTAAATCTTGTTGTGCTATGGTCTCTGGACCATGACCATTTTCAGCACCAAGCATTTCACCCATAATATTTACCTCCTACACTTTAATCTTCTTTCTTTCCAAATTTTGTAAGTGATTTTGTTATATCAATTATTGTTTTATCTGCCCTTGGTGAAAAAGCATCTCTAATAAGTCTATATAGAACTCTTATTTCAACATCCGTATTTAAAAAATGCTTTATCAGTTTTGGCCTTATTGTTGTTCCAATTTCTCTAATAAATTCTTTGTATGTCTCTGATGTTCCCTCAAGTTGTTTTGCTTTCTGTATAGTATCTAGTATATAAACTAGAACTATATCAGACCATTGTTCTTGATCTATAGTTATCTTTGCCATTAAATTATTTCCCTTACCTTAATTTCTTTAATATCTTCTGGAGAAATCAATTTAAAAAATCCCTCCATATCATAGAACCAAATTGGTGGTATATTGTTCTCAAAATTTCCAAGCTGTATAAAGTTCAAGCTTTGAAGCTTATATCCAAGATTATGCTGAATAACAATATCAATTCCAACAATAGGCTTCATGCCTTTCCTACGATAGATCAGCAAGGGAAATTTCAAGGATCTATCAGAATCTCTTATAGTTTGTTCCCAGAACTCCCTTATATTAAAAGTTTTAATACCCTTAAAGTGCTGATGAAATTTTGTATTGGGATATCCTGTTTTGCATTCAATACAAAACCTATCGGTAAGAAAACATGCTTCAGGTCTTAATGCATGAATATCACCCGATAGCTCTTTATTGGCTTCAGATAATGTAGCAACTGAGCCACTTCCTAGCAGTCTCCAATACCAATAGGGCTTTTCTTTTCCACTTGCCCATTTAGTTAGAAACCTACTTATCTCTCTTTCGAAATCTCCACCTTTTGCCATAATTTAATCATCATCATCTTCATCTTCCCTTTCCTCCCAATCATGACCACACATAGGACAAAAGAAAGACACTCCAGAATAGCCTGGAGATGCAACATGAATTACTTTCTTACAGTTAGGACAAGCCACTGCAAATCTTTGATACGGATCATTTGGATTATGTTGAGGAAGATTCATTTTTTATGTTTACCTCTCCACATTGTAGTTCCCTTTGCTTCATCTCTTACAGATGCACAAAAAGCTTCTGGATCACTTAGCTTACCTTTAATCTTTTTAACACAAGCATCGAACCATCCCTTATCATCAGGAGATTTACCAGTTTCCTTTGTAAGGGATTTTGCAAATTTCTGTACTGATCCTCTATCCCATCCTTTGGGGTATGCTCCCCATCCTATATCTTTTCCTTTAAATGTAACCTTTTCCTCTAGATATTTTTTGAGCTTCATGTTCTTATTTCTCCCATAGCAAAAAAGACCTTACACTCTTATTTATATATCTATAAGATATTTATAAGAATGAAGGTCTTTTAAAAGAGAACAAAATGAAATTAATTTGATTTAAGCTCTATTTTCTTCACATCTTCTTTGGGAGTTTTAAGAGTTAATCTTAAAATACCATCTTTGATACTTGCATCAACCTCTTCATGAGAACCAACTGTATATCTTTTGTAGATCTCTTTACGTCCAGCATAACAACCTTCCTTTACTTCTCTAGTTCCTTTAATGGTGAGTATACCGTTTGATAACTCAACATTAATATTAGTTTCATTAAAACCTGGAACCTCTAACTCAAACACTCTGTCTTCTCCCACTGAATAACAAACAGTATCATCAAAGACCTCACTGAATGCTGAAGCTAGTTCATCAAACTCTTTGAAAAAACTATTCCATCCTCTTCCTCTTCTTACTGGCAACATTTCGAATACCTCCTTATCTTTTTTCAAAAAAGATAATCATAAAAAAGAGGTTGTCAAGGGGAGGGGATACCTCCCCTTGCACATTTTTTGATGGAACCAAGTTATACTGGTCACAGATGATTACAGATTTTCTAATTCTGCTAACAAGTCTTCATCTGATTCTTCTTCTACAGTTTTAACCTCTTCTGGTTCTTCTTCTTCTTTTGGCTCTTCTGTTTGAGGTTCATCGTTTGGTAATTCAAGCTCTTTTTCTTCTTTTCTGGTTCTCTCTACTTTCTCTTTTGTTTCTTGAAGACCTTTCATTCTTTGCCACTCAGACTCTACAAGATCCCATACCATTTCCACCTTTAGAAGATCTTTAATTTCATCTTCAGGTCTCTCTAGATCCTTAACATACTCTTCAAGATCATAACAGTTTTTCAAGATCTGCTGAATCTGTCTGTCACTGCCAAGAGCTTCAGATTGCCTAGAGAACATTGAATCACTATAATCTGGCCAAGTTCTACCTTCTCTGTCTTTCTTAGTAGACTTTACTTTGAGAATGAAATTAAACCCATCTTCACCTGGATCAAAAATAGCATATCCATAACCTTGCTTGGTATCTGTAATTTCTTGCTTAAGTTTTGATTCTACTCTACCAGGAAATTCATAGAGCCTTACAGTATTTTCTACTTTATCTTCTGGATCTTCTTTCTCAACATCTCTGGGATCTTTTACTATAAACCAGTTTCCAACATATTTTTCTTTTCTCTTATAAACCTGTGCTTGCTTTTTATCTTCAGATCCTCCCATAAAAAGCTTCTGAGTTACAGAACACCATGGACACCAGTTATCCATTGATTCTGTTTTAGGGCATAAAATAAATTGCCATTGTTCTCCTGACATGAACATATGGTAAAAATACTTTAGATAGAATTTGCCCTTTTGGTCCGGTAGGAATCTACCTTCATAAACCTTTGGCTTATCAACACTTCCTCTTTCAGGTGTTGGCCAAATCTTCCCCATTCTTGAGGTACTGCCTTTGTTTTGCTGTTCTTGTTCAGCTTCTTTTGTCTTTTGTTCAGCAAATTTGTTGAACAATTCTTTATCAATCCATTTACTCATCGTTAATTTGTCTCCTTTTCTATGTTAATTTAGCCTTCTGATTTCGTTAATTTCGGGTAATATATCGGTAATTTCGGGTAACTTGTCTCTAGGCTTATGACAATTATACGACACTTTTATGTAATTGTAAACCCCCAAAAGAAAAAAAAAGAGATGGGATTTCTCCCATCTCTTCATCTAAAAACTTTCTAGAAAGCTTCTAGTAATACCACTTTGTTAGTGAATCAAGTAAACAGAAAAATGTGCCAAATAGAGGGATTAAACTAACTGCTAACCAATCCCATCTATCAAGAGTATTATTCTTGATGTTGATACGGTGTTTCTTCATACAACCAGGACAAGATCTCATGGTTGTATCACCAACAAATCCTGTACCACATTTGGCACAATAGACCCATGTTGCCGTTAGATGTCCATTTATGTTACGTGCATCCATAGGTCACCTACCTTTACTCAACTATCAGAAGTTGTAGTTGCATAAAGGGCTTTGCTCTGTATCCAGCTTCACCACCACTGATGCCAGTACCACCTGTAGCATTACCGGATTGGTCATTGTTGCCATTCACAAATGCATGGGAGTAGTTGAGACCAATACCCCATCCGAATGACTTAACAACTTGCATTGCACCTTCACCAGTAAGCCATACAGTGTTAGCACCACCTTCGACATTCAACATATCCTGCAATGCAGAAAAGAAAACGTCCAAGGAGTCTTTGTTTACACTGGTTGACCAGATGTTGCAGTAACCAACTACTCTAACTTTTTTACCTTCAGGTTTATTGATGGTAACAGTAAGAGCATCAGTTGCCTTACGGTCTGCTGAAGCCTTCTTACCAGTGTAGTAATGGAATCTTTTCTTCATGCTAAGGCTTGTTCCAGAATGAGAGGTAAGTGCAGCTTCAACATACTCTCTTGTAAATTCTTTCTGAAACTCAGTGATAATTTCAGCTTTAACATAGTTTGGTTGATTGGTAGCTGGACCAAAGTATCCAGGCATACCAGGATAGTTGATCTCTGTACCAATAGCAAATTGCCTTGGAATTTCTGCTGCTTCAATATTAATGGACTGTGACTGTCCCTGACCTTGTGACTGCCCCTGTTCATTGTTATTGACATTGGTGTTGTCATTGTCATTGTTGTTGTCATTAACATTGACATTGGTGTTGTCATTCTCATTGCTGTTCATGTTGGTATTCATGTTCATATTAGTATTACGAGTGCTATTGTCAATATCACCAATAGAAGCATTAGCTTCAGGTGAGAATGATTTTGCATCACCGAACACTGAACCAGAGTTACCAATGTTTACATCAACATCAGCATCACCACCATATGCCTTTACACCACCATTGACTGTAGATGAAGACATGGTATTACCGTTGCCAATAATACCAGTGTTGTTATTGACAGGACCACCAACTGCAACAGCACCAGGAGAGAAGTTATTCTCTGCATCACCTGCTGCCATTGCAGGAACAGTCAATGCCAATGCAGCAAAAATTACTACTAAACACATTAACAATTTTTTCATACTTGTACTCCTTTCTAAGATTTAATTTAATTTGTTTTTGTTTATCGTAGACCCCCACCAGTGCTGTAAGAGCAACTACGACTACGACTATGGCTCAATCCAAGTGCATGAATACAAGAACTAGAAAAGCTTGAGCTATAGCTAGAACTTCTGCTCTGAGCATTGGCAAATGCCCACTGTTGTTGCTTAATTGTTATTCCGTTTCCTGACCATTCCTGGTACTGATAGTTACTAACATATTCACAATCCCATCCAAAAGCTACATCAATGGGAAACCTGAACCATTTTCTTTGCCAGAACCCCCAATATTTTGGTGTATGTGTATATGTTGACGTGTGAGTATATGTTCCTGTTACCATTTTCTGTGAAGCAGCAATCTCAGTTTTAGTCACACCACCATTATGAGAAATATCAACATCAAGGTTCTGGTGATTTTTTGTAAAGCCCCATGAACAAAAATTACAAGGGAACTTTACTACTTCATAATCTTGCTGTGCAAATGAAGGAACAGAAATGGCAAGTACTGCAAGAATAACAACAATTCCAGCACACAATTTTTTCAACATGTACAACCCTCCTTTCTTATTTTATTTTAATCCCCTCATCTATATTTTTAGATCCAAACTTGACGTTAAAGTAACCCAACTT